GAAATTTGAACCCCCCGTAAAAATTTAATGTGTAGGTAGAAATTTATTCAAGTAGCTGAATAACTCTTTCGTATTCGTCCATTGGTAGTATTTTCCTCAATGAACAATGCTTTTTCATTAGCCTTGTTACCTTTGATTCGGAATAACCCAATTTATTGGCTATCTCTTTTTGTAAACAACGCTTCTCTAATTTGTATTGTCTTAATTCATTCATTTTATTTCCTCATCTAATTCGTTAATTAAATCCTCACTAACATAACATTTAGCACCTTTAATCATACTATCTCGTTCTTCTTGATTAGATGTGAACCAATTTATGTAATTCTCAATTATCATTAGTTTTAATTCTTGTTTTTCAATTACTCTCATTTTGGTTCCTCCAATAATACACTAAGCATTAAAGCTTTACTTTGGTCGGGATTCCCATTTAAAGCTATGTATAGAACATTGACTAATTGCTCAATATCTTTGGTTGCTGTTTTTCTTACGTATGTATTTACTATTCGTTTATCCATTGGGTTATTCCTTGTTTCGTTCTTGTTCATAGTTATCTAAATAATTATCAAGTAGCTTCCATATATGTTGTGGTATAGGTATCTCTTCCCGTTCCCCGTCATTCCAAACAACGGATATATAGTCTGTTAATATAGTGGTTATTTCCTTGTACATTATTTTATCTCCTTAGTTATATTTACACTTTCTTCATCATAGTATTCTATTGTATTGGGTATATCCTCAACACTTTCATAGTCATATTCAAAGTCTATGTTAATATCCCAAGAATCTCCATTTTTAATAGTATCTTTAAACTTTTTTTTAGCTTCATTCATTGATTCTGCTTCAACTTCAAATGTATCTTTAGTGTACATTTTTACTTGTCTGTATTCATAGAATGTAAATGTTTTCATTGTATTGTTTCCTTATTTAGTTTTTAAGAGTGAAATAAACGTTCTGCAGTTACAGGTATCTCTTCTAAGTAAGATTCTGTTATTGCAATATTATTCTTTTCTTTAACTTTCTTTATGAATAAAGGTGCGTCGCAATCCTCTTCTAAGTAGAATTTTTTATTAAAATAGTCAACAAAAGAGTATTCGGATATATCCTTATCATTCATGTAATTCCAAAGAGTAGCAAATGGAACCTCTAAATATCCGTGTGAAGCAGTTGAAATAAAGTTTAGTTGTGTTGTTTTCATAGTAGTATTCCTTATTAGTTATTGGTACACCCAATGCTAATGAACTTTTATGACAAATTCCACAAGTAAAATTTTACTAATGAAATTTAGATTGATTCTAAATAAGGGATAGGATTCGTTTCACCTATACTATCATATGTTCTGCACTTACGTAAAAATTCAAACCCTACGTAGAAATTTAAAGGGTACGTAAAAATCTTTATAAGATACCCACAGGTGAAAATCCTTTCTCAGTCCAAGCATCCTTCTCTTCACTAGATTCACTTGCCCGAACCAACCACTTTTCAAGTGAATCATCATTCCTAAACAAAGCATCCCAATTATTGTGTTGGTTATTCTCTTTAATCCATTGACTCTCACTTCTGGCTTTTATGGCACTTTTAATCTCGGTATCGGTAAACTTAGCTAACCTAGCCTTTATTTGCTTACGTTTACCTTCGGTCACTCGCAGGTTCGTTTTATTACATTCGTTCCAGTAATCGACTAATTCACTATGTTTATAATTAGTAGGTTTATTAATGTGTTTTGTGTGTGAACTTTTTTCACCAGTTGCTAGTGAACTTTCTTCACTACCTAGTGAACTATTTTCACCACCTTGTGAACTTTCTTCACTAGCTTCAGTAAAGTTAATAGTTATGAGCGTGGTGGTTCTCTTAGACTTCTTGGTGCGTATAAAGCCCTTCTTTTCTAGGGAGTTGACGCAGTTGATGGATTGCCTGTTGGATAGCCCAGTGGCTTCCATTATTTGCGAGATACTTATATAGTCAGCCCACTTGTGCCACCCTAGAGTCTTACGGAGTATCGCCATAATCACCTTGAACTCACTTCCACTAAGCTCTTTCATGCTATTATCTAAAATGTCATTAGGTGTTTGTGTCGTGTTAGGTAAGTAGATTCTCTTGTCCATGTTTCTATAATAAAAAAACCCTACACCAATCGGTAGGTAGTGGCTACGTCATGGAATAGGGTTCAAGTTTTAGATGGATAAAACTCAGGAAAGTCCACTACTCTTTGCTAAGTTTTTTATAAACTACAAAAATAATTTTGCATACTCAATACTTTTTTATAAATTTATCCACAATCATTAACGTAAAGGAATAATATGAAAGGATACAAATTGCATATAATCAAGGAATACGTGTCTACCGCACTTATCTCCGAAGACCCAGAAGAAGCCATACAAGAGGCGATAATGGTGCTCATCAATCTAGCACCCGACCAACAAGACGATGCCTTAGACTACCTGCATCACAAAGAAAAACAAATACCCATACGGAGTACTACCTATGAATAACCACATTCAATTTATGAAGGCGTTCTTAGCTGGACTCAAGTCCCTACCGAACCCCGACAAATACACACAAGCCTATATCCGAGCCTTCGAGATGTGCTTGTACTCAGCAGAAAAAAACAACCAAGAAATTAATATAGGAGGACATACCAATGATGAACATTTACGAATCAATGCCTAACAGCGAGTATCACTCCCTCAAAGACTACATTAGTAGCTCTTTCGTGAAGGGAGTAGCTAAGCACTCCATTGCTAAGGCGCTACAACCCATTGAGCCGAGTCAAGCCTTATTGTTTGGGGATGCTATGCACACGTACTTTGAAGACCAAGAAGCCTATAACGAACGCTTCAAGGTGTTTGACGATGCCGACATCATCGCTGAAATACTAGAGCGTAGACCTGACATCTCAGCTCCGACCATGACCAAAGACTACAAGACCTATAAGCAAAAATTCGAAGAGGGTCTAAGTGAAAATCAAGTGGTTATATCAGGCGCAGACCATCATCGTATTGAGCAGATGTTCAAGAGTGCCACCGAAAACAAAGCCCTACAAAACATATACGAAGAGCATGAGCACGTGGCTATATGGGACGAATATTCGTTTGTAACGGACGAGGAAGACATCTACGGACTCAAGTATCGAGTGCGTCCTGATAGGCTCCTTATAGGCGAAAATGAACAGCCTCTAGCCATTATAGATTGGAAGTCATGTAGAGATGCGAGTGCCAAAGCATTTCGCTCGGACTTTTGGAAGTACCGATACGACCTACAAGCCGTATTTTATTGCGAAGTGTTGGGTGTACCAGCCGATAACTTTTACTTTGTTGCAATAGAAAAAGAGTTTCCATATAATTCAGCTGTGTACTCTTTATCGGAAGACACCATCATAAACACCGCTATGGCTCTCGGTGAGGTAAAGAGCCGTATATCACAATGGAAAAAGGAACAATCGCAGGCTTCATTGGGCTTGCCTAATGCTAATACAATTACACTATTATGAGCACAGAACAAAACACACTAAAAATGCTTGCCGAAAGGTACAAACTTACAGGCAAGGACTTCTTCAAGCACCCATATCAAGGGTTCATTATCATCACCCGAACAGGCGTGGAGAAGATTATGGCGCACGACAAAATTACCGTAACCTATGAGGTTGTGCCCGAACTAACTGAGGGACAGGAAAATTGTTGTATCAAGGCTACTGCCGAAAAATTAGATGCTAACGGTGAGGTATATACCGTAGAGTCCTATGGCACAGCCAATCACTACAACTGTCCCGTAAAAACTAAGAAAGCTGGCGGTGCGTTACCCCACTATCCAGTAGAGACCGCTGAAAAGCGAGCTAAAGCGAGAGCCGTTCTACAAATCACTGGGTTCTACTCAGAGGGTGTGTTTAGCGAAGATGAGTCAGAGGACTTCAAACGTGCTAAATAAGAATGGCGAAAAGGGCGAGGCACTCTTAGCTAACTACTTAACAGGGTTAGGCTATGAGTGTTTCTCCGCCCCTCCTAAACGATTTCCAGATTGGGACATAAAAGCAATAACACCAGAAGGTAGAACGGTTTTGATAGAGGTAAAGCTAGACGTAACGGGTATGTTTCTGAGAAACAAGAAGGGATTCAATTTCTACATTGAGATGTTCAATACCAAGCAGTTTGAGCCTAGTGGTATCTTCAAGACCAAGTCAGATAAGTATGCGTACTTCTTTCTGATGCCCGACAACACGTACCGCTTATATGTGTTCAAGACAAGAGAACTTAGAAATTTCTTGTGTGAGAACGTAGACATTCCAACCACTGGAAATTCAGTGGAGGGCAACGCAGCTGGGTGGCTCCTACCTAACACGAGCCTACCAAAAATTAATCACACCCTAATAAAACTAGATAGAGAAGGTGAATATGTTGATAGCCTCGATTATTATATTAGCAACGATTATTCTAGCTGATGTCCAAAGCCAAAGGTCGAAGAACCGTCACTAAAGCCATAGCCTTCTTCCACGACAAAGGAATGATAGTGGATGAAGTAGAGCTGGGTGGACGTTTCCGAAAATCCAAAGACTTATTCGCTGGACTCTGCACTAAGTGTTGGAACCTAGAATGTTCGTGTAACGAGCCTAGATTCGATGGGTTCGATATTATAGCAATGGATGGGAGTAACGTTTGGCTCGTACAAATCAAGACGAACAAACCTCCCACACAAAAACCGTATATTCGTTTTGCTAGAAAGTTTGCTACTAGATATATTAGGGTTCTTGCAATGACGTGGTATGACCGTAAGGGATGGGTCACTCACACATTCAACAAAAATGGAACCGTAACTAAAAGAGATTTAAGAAAAACTAATGAGAAAAAAGATGACACTAAATGAACTGCACATACTAAAATTATTACAAGAGCAAGGAAAGGCTTCTTATAAAGAGATAGAGCCTATGATGACCATAGAGGGTCACGACAAGTATTGGACGACCTTTTCAACTATATGTAGCTTGATACAGTCGGGCGTAATGGTGTCCGATAACAAGCACCCATCCACCTATTCTCTAACTCCATATGGAAGGGTCAAGGCTAAGGAAGTCCTATGAGCCAACTAGACCAAAGGCACTTAGAGGAAGTGCTGGTTGGTACGCTCATTGCCAATAGAGAATATAGAGACCTTATATTCAATGTAACGGACGCTACCCACTTCCCTAATCTACACCCCATTTATTTAGAAGCGTGTGAGCAACACGCAGAGGGCATCCTGTTCAATGAGGATACCCTAGCAGCTAGGCTAGACAATTATAGCTCCGACTACCTTCTTGAGTTGCAGATGCACCAACGCACCTCTGAGCACGACATTAAAGGGTATTCTCGTATTCTGAAGGACACCGCTGACAGGCGAAGGCTAACCAAGTCCTTGACCGAGGCTACCCAGCTCGCTCATAACCCGTCCACTACGATGGATGAGTTGATGATGCAGATAGATAAGCTAAGTGGCGAGCTAGACGAGGCTACCCCAGTAGATGCGCTGACCCCAACGCAAATCTTCGAGCGAGAACAGTCTCAACCCAAGAAGGAAAAGCTAGTTACTGGTGAGCAAAAAGTAGATAATCAACTGTATCAGCACGTTGGTCTACACAAGGGCGACATAAACGTGATACTAGCCGATTCAGGGCACGGAAAGACCCAATGGTCAACGTTCCTAGCCTCTAGGTTAGCCGTACAAGGCTATCAAGGTCTGTGGTTTCAGATGGAGGATTATGACGTAAACACGGCTACCCAGTTAGCCCTACAAGCAGTAGCTCACGCTGATAACGTGCGCATAGTGGATACCACCGATGACATAGACGAAATCAAACGTATGTGCCGTCTAGCAAAAATTGAGGGTGGTCTTGACTTTGTGGTTATTGACTATGTGCAAGAGGTGTATGCCCAAGGCAGGTTCGATTCGAGAACCCTAGAGATTAACTATGTAACCAAAATACTAAAGCAGATAGCAAAGGAACTCAATGTGCTGGTCATCGTACCTAGTCAAGTAACCATCTCTGAATACAACCGTTCAGGGTGGCAACTAGAGCCTAAGTACAAGGACGCTCAATGGGCACAGGTCATTAAGAATGTAGCTCATTGTATGACCTCCGTGTTCCGACCTAACATGGTTGAGTCCCTTATCCTGATGGATGGGTTTGGCGACCTCAAGGTAAAGGGGTGGAGAGACGGTGACGTTCACTCCTATGAAAGTGTGTTCGTTAAGGTTGTGAAGAGCAGGCGAGGACAGCTCACGCATGAACGAATTAAACTTTTACACCACAAAGACTTAGGTCTAAAAATTTAGTTATTGACTTTCTTCACTCACTCATCTATATTTAAACTTCAACTATAACTTAATCAAAGAAAAATGGCGACAATTATAAACGCTTCAATAGACGTAACAAAAATCCCTAAAGACGCATTAGTAACTGGTAAAAAAGGCACGTATGCCAACGTTACCGTATTTATTAATGACGAGACTAGGTTTGGAAACAATGCTAGTATTGCAATGAGCCAATCGAAGGAACAGCGAGAGGCAGGAGAATCAAAAGTATATTTAGGCAACGGACGTGTAGTGTACACCGAAGGAGCCGTGACCGTAGCGGAACGGGAAGATGCCGATGCTCCAGCAGCAGCGGTTGAGGCAGCACTGCCCTTTTGATAAAGACCCGATTCTACGCTACATAATAGAGAAACTATATTGATAGTGTATTTTCATTAGTATTCCTTATGAATGGAGGGTGTGACAGCTCCCATTCTTTTTCAGGACAATCCTGATACACCATGAAACATAACATTAATTTGTTAGTTTCTCGTTACTATGATATGGAAGGGGGCTTGTGCGAGCAACGCCCCTTTTTTTATTGGTATTGATATTTTGGTCGTAACTACCTAGATTTTATCATTTAACTAACAAAATGCGTATGTACTACGATTATTTTAGCATTAAAGAATTTCTAGTGGATAGAGTTATGACCAATGTTCCTATTCACGTAGTAGACAAGATAGAGCGTCACCACAAGCCCATAATTAACCAGATACGACACAAGATAGGTCAACCCATACAAGTATCTCAGAACTCAGGGTATCGCTCGAAAGACTGGGAATTGTCGCACGGTAGAAGCGGAACTAGCGAACACACCTTTACTGGTCTAGGAGCCGTAGATTACACGTGCGCTAACATAGAGCTGTTATTAGAAGAGCTTAGAGCGTCTGACTATAAACGTATCTGTTATTATCCTGACCAGAAGTTTATACACTGTGACCATAAAGGGGACAGATACCACGAATTTGAAGTAGATGAGGACGGAAAATGGCAATACAAGGGCGAAAGAAAATAAAAGCGGTTACCATAGATAACCGAAGCGTGCCTCAAGGTAAATTACAGACCGTTAAAGAAACCAAATCGCCTAAGGTAATACGCAGAAAAAAGGTATTGAGTAGGGAGCGTATCGTTCCTATCATTGATTTCACTGTATATTTAATTAACAAAAGAGCCGTAACTATGACTTGGACTTGGTTAAAATCCCGACTAAAAGAACCCTCAACGTATCAAGGTGTAACCGCCATAGCTGGAGCTATTGGCGTGAGCGTACAACCTGAGATGTACGAATCTATAGCGGCACTAATGCTAGCCATCATTGGTGTTATTCAGACTATCAAGAAGGAGAAGCCTGAACCAGAGGCAAAATGACCCTTGAAGAAATTAAAGATACAGTCAAGGGTAGTCCTTACTCCATGGTGGACTTCTCAAAGCACGTTGCCATCTACATGGGCGTGGACTGGTCAAACAAGTTCAAGGAACGAATCTATCAGCTTCTCTCACCAAAGGGACACGGTAAGCCCTCCGAAGACGAACTATCAGCCATGGTGTTCTGGTGTGAGGTACAGACAGACCCACACTGGTACGCACACAGATACTACCGTTCTAAAGACCTACCCAAAAAATATCTCTTGTTAAGAGACTGGCTTACTGGGCGAAGAAGCTATAATCGCCTACAGGCTAAAAAAATGCTTGACTATATATCTCGACTTCTGTAGATTGTGGATAACCA